CTAGCTGTCCGGAAATGCACTGGCGTCGAGTGTGTACGTTGCGGCCCCCTTGACTACCGCCTCACGTGCCCAGCGAAACTCGTCAATATTGCCCTTCAACACCTCAGTGCCGTTGTAGTAGGCGCCAATGCGGGCCTTCCGGCCAGCGGGTGCAGCCGGCGTAGTACTTGACGTGATCTGCGCGACCCGAATTCCATTGACGTACATGCTCAGGATGCTGCCAAAACGCTCGCCGCGCAGCCGAATCCACTGCCCCTTTGGCAATGCGGCCGGGCCAATTGCTGCAACCTGCTGTCGCGGATCTGATGCCGCGGCATACGTTATATAGGGTAGGTTTGATCCGGTGATACCAAGCCCATGCCCAGCGTGAGCACTGGTCATCCCATCGACTGACAGTATCTCCGGCCCTGCGGCGGCGTCTGAGTCGATGTACACCGAAGCGTCAAGAGTGAAGTCACCCCGGAAATCAAAAATCGACCCGGTCGGCGTCTCGATGTAGCTGTTCGCCGCACCAGTACCCCGATACGAAGCGCCCCCGAACAATGAGCGGTCAGTGCTGATGCTTGCGCCGCCCCCGCCGGTCCAAACCAGCGCTTTCTCATCAGAGAACGCCGTACTGCCGTTGGGGCCCTCGAAGTGAAGCAACGAACCAACATTGGCCCAGGCGGGCTGTCCCGCGTCTGATGCGCCGCCGGACATCATCAAACGGCGCAACATCACGCACGCCCCTGCAGGATGTACTCGACCACGGACGTCCCGAAGGCCTTGAACGAGAGAATCGTCATTGCCCCGGCCGTTGCGACCACGCCGGTACGGCTTCCACGCAGTGGGACCCAGCCCGTGGGCAACGCCAGTTCGTGGCTACCCGCTGCGTCTTGCACGATACGAACCTCACCCTCGGTTACATAGCCAGCCGGCGCCGCGTTGGATAGCGCAAGTGCGACGTTTCCACCCAACTCGAGCGTGTGGTGACGATGCAGCCCAAAACCACAGTCGACCGTGGCAGTGCCACCAGAAACGGAAACGGTGTGCACTTTCATCCCAAGCAGTTGCCTGACCGGGATGCCAACATCGGAATTGGGCGCGACCGGGTTGCTACCAGGGTCGGTTCCGCCGTCAACGGCGCGCGCCGGCACGACTTCCGTGCCCACAAGCGAATTGAGTTCAGTGCCGCCAAATCGTCTATCTGCCATATCTATTCACCCGATGTAGTTATTGCCGTCCTGGTCGACGTAGGCGCTTCCGTCCTGATCCACATATCTGTCGTAGTGGCTGATCCGGAAGTCGCATTCGATCACCTGGATCTGCCAGCTGACCAAGCCGTCGCGCTGCGCCTCGATCTCAACACGCAATGCACCGTCTGCCGGCGGAACATAGTTGACGCTCGTACCGGAGACACCGGACGCCGTATTGACCAGAGCGCCATTGAGGAACCATCGCACGGTGTACGTCGTGCCCGGCTCGGGCCCAATGCTCGCAATTTGCTGATCGACCAGTTGGTCGGCCTGGGCGACACGGTCGCGGTGCAGCCATGAAACGTCTGCGGTCTCGAATGCCTCCGCCGGCCACGCTTCGCCGTTGAGCCGCGGCGCCGCGGGCGGGTACGGCCGTGCCTGGCGTCTGGCGAACTCGACCGTCATAGCCGCGGCAGCGCTCGGCGCGAGCTGAGCCGAGCCCGTGTTCGTCAGCAGCTTGACGTCGATGACCTCGCCATCCGTGTACTCGACAAGGTCGGATACGGCCGCGGCGTCGTAGAGCCAGAGCAACGACCCGCCGGCATGCTCTGCAGCGACGGTATCTGCACAGCCGCGGCCGAGCACGACCGCGCCGGCCACGATGTCGATGGCGTCGATGCGGACGATCTCCGAATCCCACAGCGCGGCCGCGCCGATGACGAGCTGCTCACCCCGCTGGATCGCGCTGATCGGGATGGACGTTGCGTCGCGGCTGTAGACGATCGTGGCATCGCCGGCAACGGTGGCAAACGGGCACCAGTCGCCGGTCGCGCTGGCCTCAAACTCACCGCTAGCCGTAGCCACGGCCAGGCTGTATGACCGCCCTCCCGGCGGCTGGCTGGCGACCGCAAGCAGGTAGCCGGCGTCTGCCGGAAGCACGTCGAGGTTCGCTCGGTCCAGCCGCTGCACCAGCTCGATGTAGGGCGCCTCGAACGCGGTCTGCAGCGTGATCGGATTTGGCGTCGGGTCGGGGCGTGTATCTACGCCCGGTTCGATCTCGGAGAAGGACGTCGCCGGCAGGCTGTAGATGTCCTCGGTTGCCGTGATCCGGACCGCGCCGCTCCTCAACGTCCCGGCCTGCCGGTCGCCCAGGAGACAGACCATGTCGGCGATGCGCCGCTTCACGGACTGCAGGCGGAAATGCTGGTTCGGCCGAATCCCTTTGGCCGCATCGGGAATCAACGTCAGCTCCATGGTCCGCGTCGGCGCGGTCGAAGCGCGCACATCCCGCTCTGCAACGCGCAGGGCAAGTAGTCCGGTAGGAATCTCCGGGTAATCATTGATCTGTGAGATCACCCCGAACGCATCGATCAGCGACAACGCTTGTACGGGCGGCGTGGTGATCGACTCCTTGCGCTGCGGGTCGAAGTACTTGACCGCGACGCTGTTTATCGCCCCATTGGGGACCGAGGGCTGGAGCTTGATGTCCAGAATGTCGTCATCGGTGATGATCGGCAGCTCGTCGAGCACGTAGTCGCCGCGTGCCAAGTCGAGGTAATACTGCCCGTCGATCAGGCTACGGCTGACACTGCCGCCAATCAGTTTGCAGATGCGCTGCTCGAACTCGTCAAGGCTTTCTGACGGTGGGTCATACGAAGTGCAGATGCCAAAACCTTCGGCATGTAGCTTGTCGGCTGCGGCCCGGTAGCTTGCGTCATTCATCCGCGCCACAGGAACCCGACCGACTCCGGAATGGGTCCTCGCGTAATACAGGACATGGGCCGGGTTCATGCCGATCAGCGGAGATGACTTCGAGGTCAGACGCAACCCCGCACAGATGGCGCCTGGAGCGGTGTCGAGTACCTTTAGCGCCGCAACATTCGAAGGGCCAACCATCGCGGCGGGAATCGTCGCCACTGACTTTGATGTATTGAAGGCATCACCAAATACGAACGTCAGAGGGATCTCGGTGCCGTTCCACCAGAACTTAGCGATATCGTCATGTCTAACCTCTACATCAATGTCAGAATTCGAGCTCGCAAACCGATTGCGCACCCAAATTGCACTCCCATTGGCATAGGGAATGTAGGTATTAATTGCCGGTGCATCAGCGCCATAAACCGCGTTACCAAAGGCGCCTTGACCTACGTTCCATTCGCTATCGTCATAGTCGATGGCCGAGTAATCGGCAGAGCTTCCGGCTGGCTCGACCCTATATTTCTGGCCGCCATCTTCATACCCTAACCCGGCCCCACTCACATTGATCTCGGCCCTCTCCGGGTACCAGCACTCGCCATCCCAGCCAGCCTTGTCTTTTCGGATCTTGTGGCTGGCTTTCTGCGGGTAGGGATTCATCGCGCCGTACTTGCCTGCAAACGCCGCCGTGGCCAGGCCACGCCACGCCGACTGCTGCGGCCCGAAGATCGCCGCAAGGCGGGCACTGGGCTGCTGGTCGGCTTCACCGAACATCAGGTCGAGCGAGCCGACGATGCCGCCCTGGTCTTTCTCGCCGCCCCATAGGTTCGGTGCGTTTATCTGGATGGATTGGCTATGCGTTGCCGATCCGGACCATGCGGTCTTGTCACCGCCGCGAAATTCCAAGTACTCGTCGAACGGTCCGATACCCAACCCAAAGTGAATCGCGATCTCGTACCAGTAGCCGACCGTAGTGCCGCCGCTCTTACCGCCCATTGCCCGCCTCGCATTCTTGGGCCCACGCGACGAGCGCCAGCGCTAGGCCGTCACCGGTTGCCTCCAACTGCGATGCCGGGATGCCGTCGCGCACGAAGGCGCGCCAGTCGAGCCCATGCCGGCGAAAGAACGCCTTCGACTTGTCGCGGCAGAAGCCCGCGCGGCGGTTGTAGCCGCGGATCGTGAAAAGGTGCTTCGTCGTGACGATCAGCTCGTCGGTCATTTCTTGCCACCCTTGCTCTTGATAGGCACGGTGCCGGTGACCTTCCATGCCAGAATGAACTCGTCCTCGATCCAGACCGTGCCGAAGTGGTGCTTCACCGCCTGGCCGTCTTCGACAGTCGGGGCTTCGCCGGCCGCGGGCTTGGGCTTCTCGGTCTTGGGCCTCATGGCGTACGAGATCGCGGCCGACACGACGAGGACGATCAGCTGCACGACCCACCAGTAGACCGCCTGGTGCGGAGTACCCGGCGGCGGCGGAACTACGGCCGCGACAGCGATGCGAACCAGCTGCAGGACGGTGGCGAGCACCGACAGCGCAAACGCCCACAGCTGGGCATGCCGGCCTGCAGGCGTGTCCAGCCACCAGTACCTCAACCGCCAGTGCCAAATCCCGCAGGCCCGGCGTGCGCGCAGGATCAGCCCCATGACATCGACACTCCTTCCATGGGGTTCTTCACCGGCTTGTAGACGCTGCCGCCGTAGTTGATGGTGTTGCCGAAGGCGCTGCAGGCTGCCCAGGTGCGCGCGCATGTCGGCAACGCCGACACGACGGTGCCGACCGGCACCGGCAGGCCGCCAGGCGTCAGCGTGATCTTGGCCGTGCCCTGGACGTGGCCGGCAATGTCACGGCGCATGGTCAGGCCGCCAGGCCCGAGGAAGGTAATGAAGCCGCCGCCAAGGCCGAACGCGGAGCCGGCCAGCTCGGGTACCGTCAGCTCCGTTCCGTCCACGGCTGTGACCGTGCCGGTCATGGCGAGCGCCGGAATGTCGATGGAGATCGTCGACCCGACGGCCAGCCCCGTGGCGTCGGTGAGGATCAGCGCGGGGTGGCGGGTATACGTGTAGTAGATGGTGATCGGACCGATCTGCTCCGCGCGGTCGTGGTTGTTACCGATGTCGTCCCAGCTGAATGTCGTCTCGTCGATGCTTGGTGGGTCACTGACGCGACGCAGGGTATATGCGAAGTACGCGGCCGCGATCAGCGACGACACCGCACCGCCCGCCCAGGTCGCCGTCTTGCCAGCGAGCACCTGGATATAGCCGCCGAGGCTGGGCACGAGTACGTGGGCCTGCGGCGGCGTGTCGCCGTTGGCGGCTTCGATGCGCGTGATCGTACCGGTGACCGTACTTGCGCCGCCCGCCAGGTTGCAGCCGCGCGGCCCGGTCGAGTACGGGGTCTTCCAGCAGTTGCGCTGCCAGCGCGGCCCTTGGTTCCGCGCGCGGCTGTATCCGTTGTCCGGCTCGCACGTGAGCTCGAGCTCGGTGTCGCTGAACTTCGGCTGGGTGACTTCGCCGATCCACTCGACCGCCGGCGGGTCGTCATTGCCGGCGTCATATGCCAGGCACGTGACGCCAACGACATCCTGCGGCACGTGCGGGAACCAGTTGTCGCCGAGCGGCTGGGTAACCGGGTACTCGGCCGCGGCCGGATCGAGCAGGTAGGCAAACGTGATCGTGAGCTTGTCTTTCGCCCGCTCGACAGTCTGCTTGATCTCGCTGCGGCCGATCTGCGCGGAGAGGTAGGTCTTCCCGTAGATCACGAGGTCGCGATCGGCCGTACAGTAGCGCCAGACCAAGTGCTGCCGGGTGAAGACGAACAGGTGGACCGGCTTGACGCCGAAGCGGCTATACATTCCGCACCTCAATGCTCATGCGGCACCGCCTGAAAATCCAGCTCAACCGTGGCCACGTCATGCCGCCACCAGTTGATGCGCACCACATCTGCAGATTGCGTGCACAACGCCATCCACGAAATCTGCGCCACATCTGCAGGGGTAACCGCAACGCCCAAGGCGGCGTCCAAGGTCAACCGCTCGATAGCCGCACTGGGCGCTGCCACAGCAGTGACACGGCGCCGAACAACCGCACCGTTGCGCAGCTCAATGCGCAGGTCGCGACGCCCAGGAGGACGTGGGCTAGTACCAAGCCCTGCCCACTCCACGTCCAGCGTAGTAGCCGCAGCGCCTGCATTGGCTGAGAGAATCAGGTCCTGTGCCCGGGTATGCACCCATATCGGCATCCCCCGCCCTGCCAACGCCCAGAGCAGTGCCAGCAGGCGGGCAACTTCGGTGGGGCCAACTGCAGAATGCTGCCAGTGGATGATCGGCCGCGACTGGGCAAGCAGATCCGCCACTACCGGCGAGGCGGTCTCATTGTCCACGCGCAGCAGATCACGCTGTGGCTGCCAGGTTGGGTCGACGGACCAGTCCACGGGCAGTTCCAGCACCGGCCAACCGCGGTACAGCGTGCTGCCGACGTCGGCCGCGATCGGCAGAGGCTCCTCCAAGTCAAACTCCGCGCGCCACGGCGCAGAATCCCCCGTGAAGCGCGCTATGGCCGGCACCGCGGCCATACGGCCGGTGAACAGCGGCAGCACCTGGGTACCGGCGCCATGCGCGTTCGCGGTGCCGTTGACCAGGGTGACGGCGTTGCCAAGTATCGCCGCCACCTCCACTATCTCCGCCTTGCGCGGATCCTCCGGCACCAAAGCCACCTGCGCGCCGGGGGATACAAACGTGCCAGCGGAATCGCCAGTGAGGGCGAGAGCGCCCGCCGGCGCGGCAGCTGCCAGACTGAAACCGACACCCGGTAGCGGTACGCGCCACAGACGGCCGCCATTGCGCTCCAGCAGGTTCTCCAGCCAACGCCGCGCCCCCGCAGACAGGAGCCCATCGAACCCGACGCGCAGGCGCGGATGCTCGCGTAGGCGCCTATGCTGGGCCAGCCCGGCACTCGGCTGCAGTACGTCGGTAAGCCATGCCGCCTGCCAGTAGACATCACCGGCACCGCCGAACGGCCACAGCTGCGTATCAGTTGCCATACTGCAGGCCGCCCCAATTGTTCCTGACGTGGGTCACAACCACGTTCTCGCCGGCGGCACCGGCCAGGGCGTTGGCCACGGCGTCATCGCCGATGGCGACGATGGGGGTGGTGACACGCCCGGCGCTGGCGCCCGCGGCAAGGGTGGCGTCGTACATCGCGGTCTGGCGGCGGGACAGCACGCGCTCGCCGGTCTGCAGGATGGCCGGCACTTCGTCCGGCTTCAGGCCGGCAATGCCGCCGCTGTGGTAGCGGGGGGCATGGCCGAACAGGAGCGGGCTGACGTGGATGCGACGCGACGATTGCCCCGCCATGCCACCGGTATGGAGCGAGCCGATTGGAATGGACTCTTTCACCACGCCGCCAACCGCACCGCCCGCACCGCCCCACGAGCCCATTGCAGCTCTGATCGCCCGCAGCGCCAGCTCCTGCGCAATCATCTTCGCCACGCCGGCCACGAAGCTGCGCACCATGTCAGCGAAGGCGTCCTTGAAATTCTTGGCGCCCGTAGCCAGGTCGCCGAGGAAATCACCAAAGGACGACGACGCAATATCCTCGACGCGCTGGCGCCACTTGTCCTGGGAGGCTGTGACGGTAGCGATACTGCGGTCGATCTCGGTCAGCCCAGCAAGCGCCGCCGTATGCTCAGGCGAACCCACGGCGTAACCAGCCAACACCTCCAACTGCTTCAAGCGCAGTGCCTTCAGTTCCTGCAACGCCTTTGCACGGGCATCCGACAACTGGCGTTCGCCCTCGCCATAGCCGAGCATGCCGCCCGCCACCTGGGCGCCAACGGACGTTTCCGTACTCTGCAGCGCACCCGTGATGCGGTCCATGGCCTCTTTCAGCTCGTCCTGCCTGGCCTTCGCTACCAGCCTGTCAATCAGGTTCTCCACCATCTTGCGGCCGGCGGCGTCGCTTTCCGCATCCAGCTTTTTGAACAACTCTTGGTACTCGGCATACAAACGGGCCCGCTCCGCATCACCAGTGCGTCCACCCAGTTCCATCAGTTTCAGGTGAACGTCACCCAACGACTTGGCGAGCTCTTCCTCGGCCTTCTTCTGCTCCTGCGCGCCCTTCGTCGCGATGTCGGCGCGGTCACGTTGCAGGATGGTGATCTGCTCTTCCAGCTTCTGCCGCTTGCCGGCGTCCTTCGTAGCTGTCAGTTCGGCCTGCGCTTGGGCAATCTGCAGGTCGATCGACTGCTGCTGCAGCTCAAGCCGCGTGGCGAAGTACTCGCGCATGCCGATCTCGTTCTCGGCATACAGCCGATCCAGCTCGGCAAGTGCCCGGGTGACGGAATCACGCATCAGCGCGTTGGATGCCGCCACGGCCTTGCCAGCGCCACCGGTACCGCCGCCACCCGAGCCGTCGCCACCCTCATCCGAGGGCTTGCGGCGCACTCGCGCGGTGGTTGCTTCGATCTGCGCGAACAACCCGGCGACGCCGCGTGCCAGATCCTTGGCATCGTTGCGGATCAGATCGCTGGCCGCCTGAAACCCGGCCACCATGCCTTGCCGCTGCGCGGTGAGATCGTCCATGATCCCGCCCACGCCGGCCGCATATGCCTTCACCGCGGCCACCGGGCCGTCATCTTTCAGCGTCTGCCAGGTATTGGCGATGTTACGGAATGCACCGCCGAGGTACTTCACCAGTCCTTCGGCCACTTTGAAGCCAGTGGTTCCGAGCGCTGCAACTACCACTGTGATGATCTCCACCACGTTCTTCACGACGATGCCGGCCGCGGCCAGCACACGGAACACGTTCGCTAGGAATTCACCCACGCCGGCCAGCCAACTGGTCTTCTTTCCGAGGGAACCGGCGGCGGATTCGGTATCGCGCAGGTTGCCGGCCACCTGCTGCATCAACTCCAGAATAGGCTTGAAGAACTGCGGCAGGTCGGTAGCGATATCGCGCAGGATCGATACGAACGCCTGCGCCGAGCCAGTTGCCTCATTCTGATCACCGACGAAGCGCACAAACGAGTTGCGGATCTGTGCGAAGGCACCGCCGATCGTCTTCGGCATCCTCTCGTACTCGGCGCGCAGATCCGCTTGATCCTTCAGCAGCGCCTGAGCGAGATCGCGATTGCTCACCTTGCCGGCGTTGACATAGGCCTTCACCTGCCCGCTGGCAACGCCGAGGTGCTTGGCCAACGCTTGCACGATGCGCTGACCACCCTCATTGATGGAGTTGAATTCCTCCGCCTGCACACGGGCGCTGCCGAGCGCCTGGCCGAACTGGCGCATGACGCCGGCAGATTCTTCGCCGGTGCTGCCCGAGATCGCCAGTGCCATCGATACTGCTTCCGTCAGCTCGAGTTGCTTCTTCTGGCTCAACCCCACCTGGTCCGCAGACTGCGAAACCTTGTTGTAGAGCGCCACGGTTTCCTTCCAGCTCGCTTGCGTGCGCTGGGCAATATCGAAGGTCTCATCCTGCGCGGCGCTGAACTCTTCTTGGCTCTTCGTAGCCAGGCGGAGGCGGCCAGTGATGCCGGCGGCCTCGTCGGAGATCTTGGCCAGCGAGCCAAGCGTGCGCAGCGAGGCGTATGCGGCGACAAAGCCGACCAGTTGCGCACGGGCGGATTTCAGCCCGGCAACCCAGTTGGACGTGTTCGGGCCTGAGCGCGCGGCATCATCCTTCAGCTTCCGAAGGTCACCACGCAGTACCGCCAAGCCTTGTTTGATATCGGCAAGGTCTGCCGAGATGCGTACACGCAGGTTCGGGTTGGGTGCCATCAGCTGGTGAGCCCTTTGAGGTATGCCGAGAATTCTTTGCTGTCGTACTGCGCCGCGCGTGCGGTTACTGCGTCATCCGCCAGCCTCCTGCGCCGACTTCGTTCGGCCGCTTCAGTGAAGGCCCGAAGCTGGCCGAGCGTGTATTGCTTGATGTCGCTGAAGCTGTGCCCTTGTTCGATCAGGAGCTGGAGGGTGTCGGCCCAGCTCCAGGCAATCGCTGCGCCATGCCGGCCAGGAGCGGCGCGACGCTCTTCGTAAAAAAATCACGGTTCACTCGCAGGGTTGTCTGGGCAAGCCGCACCACTTCATCCAGACCGGCGGCCTGCAAGGTGGCGGACGGAACGGCCGTTGCGATGGCCAATGCCTCGAAGAACGCATCCCCGTGATCGCCGAGCAGGTCAACAACCTGCGCCAGGTCAACGTCCAGTTCATCATCCGAACCGGTGAGCACGTTCTTTTCCAGCAGCGCCTGCAACAACGGACGTGCTGTACGGATGAGCAACGGAATCTTGCCGGCGGGAACCGGCAAGATATCCACGGTGGCACCAGCGAACTCCACGGACGAGCCGGCGGGAGCCAGCACGTCCACACCCGAATCTGCGGCAAGGATCACGCCACGGCCTCCTGCTCGACGGTGAAGTACCTGGACAGGCCAGCGCCCTTGGTAGTGTCGGCCTGCAGGGAGCCGGTCACCTCACCCTGGCCGTAGTCGTCGCCAATCAGGCCCAGCTGCTGCATCAGCCCACCGCTCATCTTGTGCACGGTGATGCGCACTGCCTTGCCGCTCTGCGCTTCATTCAGCCCCAGGAACACACCCTCGTACTGCTTTGCCGGGTTCACCAGGGCCTGCACCTTGGTCTGCGCCGGGTTGACGTAGCTGACCTTGATGTTGGCCGCACCATCGACAGGCGCCGGGATGCTGCTGCCGGCCGGAATCACGATGCCGCCGTTCTGGAAGACATAGTCGTCGCCTTCGTCGTAGGTCGTGGCGGCGGTGGCATCCTTCACCGCGGTGATGGATGAAGCGATCTTGCCCAACGGCGTGTATCCGCCCTTGTAGGCCGTCACCGGTTCGTCGACCACGTTGCCGGCAACCACGCTGGTGGTGGTGCCGCGCAGGGCTCGGGAGAAATTCTCCGGCGCGAAGTCGTGGAAGGTGTACGCCATTTCCACGCCGGTCAGGCGCTCGACTTCATTGCGCACACCACCACCCGGGGTGGTGTAGTCGGTCAGGGTCTTCTTCTCGGTCTGCGGGCTGAGCGTGACTGCCGAGCAGTTGCCCACCGAGACGAAGGGGGCCGAGGCGCCGTATTCGCGGATCATGAATTCGCCGCTGCCGAGGTAGCTCTGGTCTTGCATGGTGGAATCTCCAGTAGATGCCGCAAGGCGGCGGTTATCGGGTCACGATGGGGATATGGCTGGTGTAGCGAGCCAGGGCGCCAACCCAGTCGGCACCGGCCGGGGCACGCAGCGGCTCCATGCTCTGGAACTGCGGCTGGCCGTAGCCGGCCGGCCAGGTGGGTTGCCGGTTGAGCAGGGCGCGCTCGATGTCGTCGAGCACGTCGTCCAGCGTTTCTTCTGCCGCCCCTTCGGTGTTGCGTTTGACCACCAGTGCAACGGTGGTGAGCCGATGTGTGCGCAGCACGGCCGGGTCGGTGGCGCGCTCCTGTTTGTCGATGTACATGGCCAGGCCGGCGCTCACCTGTTCCGGGTCCAGTTGGCCCGGCTCCAACGTCACCACCTCACCGATGCTGGTGCGGTAGCCGGCGGCGGGGGTGATGCGCTGCAGGTTGTCGCGAAAGGCTTCCAGCAGAAGCTTGCGCGGTGTTTTCTCAGACATGAGGCACCACCGCGAAACGAACGAGGGAGCCATCGGCATCGAGCTTGTCGGTGAGGCGATAGGTGTCGCCGTCGACCATGACCACGCCGCCCTTTACCGGCACGAAGGCTGGAGCGAGGAAGCTCACGCTGACATCGCCGGCCGCCACCGGCATGGGGTCTGTACCCCATTGCTGGATGCCGCGATCGACCAGCACCATGCAGTCCTGCGCAGCATCAGCACCAGCGCCTGGCGCGGTGTAGCGCGCAGGGTCCGCCATGCCAGCATCGGCGAAGGCGGCGCCGGCGGCCTGGTCGAACGCGCGCAGGAAGGCCTTCTGGCTCATCGCCCCCCCTTGAACTTCGACGATTCCAGCGCTTTGGCCAATTCGCGATTGAAATGGAACGGCATCAGCCGGTCCCACGTACGTTGCGCCAATCCGAAAATGTTGAAACGCGGCCTGTACGCAGCAGCACGGGTGAAGATGAAGATGCTGCGCACCGCTGAGCCGAAGCCGGTTGCGATGCGCTCATAGATGCCGGGCAGCAGGCGACCGCGCTTCTGCTGCAGGGCGAAGTACTCACCGCCCCGCCTACGCTTGCCACGCCGGCGTGCGGCGCTGGTTTCCGTCTGGTTCTGCAGCGTGTCCTGACGCGCACCAAGCTGCGAGAGGATCTGGCTGACCTGCCCGGGCCGCACGTTGCCGTACTGGTCGAGCTGGGCGCCAGCGCCGGCAATGGCAAACATGCCAGGGGGCATCGCGCCCTTCTGCTGCAGGAGAATCTCGAATCCCTTCTTGCGCCGCTCGCCACCCTCCACCTCTGGCAGAAGGTACTTCGCCGGGGGAGTGCCGCCACTGGCTTCATCGCGCAGGTAGACCTCTGCCCAAAGCTTCTGCTTCGTGGCCTTGCGATACTGCGCGGCGTTGCGCGTCATCCGCGTAGGCCGGTCGAACACGCGCGGAGCCGTTGCAGCCCATACCTGCCGGATCTCGAATGCAGTGGCATTGCAGGCCTGCACAATCGCGAATGGCAGGTTCTTGCGCTCCAGATCATTGAACTGGCGGCCCAGCATATTGTCGGCGTCGACGTCGATCTTGATCCTGCTCATCGCGCACCACCGCTGCACAGCCGCGCGAAGGCCTGCAGGCCCTTTACCTGGGCGGCACACTCTTCTGCGGCGCGAACAATTCGGCCCGCACTTTCATACCTGTCTGCGGGTCCACCATCAGCGCCGGCGGCGGCTGCGGCGGTTGCGGACAGCTCGGCGGTGGCGATGGCCGCCTGCCAGCGGTCGTGCAGGCGCTGGTTGCCAGCGCGCAGGTCAGCAACAACGCGATCAGATGCGGTTTGCGCATCGGCCTTCTCCTGTTCGTACTGCGCGGCCAGCGCATTGGCGGCGGCCGTGCTGGCGCGCTCGGTGGCGATGATGCGGTTTGCCTGGGTCAACTCTGCGCGGGCGGCATCGCGCTCGCCCTCGGCTGCGGCGCGGGCAGTAGCGGCGTTGTCGGCCTGGCGATGCGCCACGGCCACGCTGCCGCGCTGCCAGACGACAATGCCCGCCAGGAGCAGAGTGATGGCAAGCAGCGTGCGGATGATCATGCATGCCCCTCACACAGGGCCCGCTCAGCCCCTCGGCGGTTGGCAAGCCCCTGGACAAAGCGCATCTGCGGCGAGCCGTCGGGGTTGACTTTGCCGGTACGGACGTAGCTCCATACCGGCCTGCCATCGCCCCCGACCTGCAGGCGCTTGCACCCCTCCGCCCATTTGCCTTCGTTCCAGCGCTTCATCGCCACGCTGCCGCATGTGGCAGGGGCCCCGTTGTTCCATGCATGCGAAGTAGCCGCGTCGAATACCGCCTGCGGCGGCTCCTGGCTGAAACACTGCAGCAGCTGCTTCTGCACCTTGCGGACTGCACGCTCAGTTTCCGCCCGGCACTTCTCCACGGTCCATGTCTGGCCGACGATGATCGGCGTGTCCGTGATATGCCGCGTAAGCCCATCGCATACCGTCGGCAAGCCACCGGCCAAGCGGTCGGCATACACGGTGAGCACCGGGGCGCTGCCGCCGCTTTCCCAGTAAGCAAGGAATGCCAACAGGGCTGCACTAGCCAGGGCCAGCGCTCCGGTGCTCTTGCCCGTATTGTCAGGCGTCTTAGCGGCCACTGACCCACCTCCAGAGGCGCCGCGCGTCGACGCCGCGGGCCTTCCACCAACCAATCCAGTCACCCCAGTTCTTGACCATCGTGGTGAAGAACTGGGACAGGCCCACCAGCAGCGTCACGCCCATCACCGCCCAGCTCAGGTGCTTGCTGGGGTCATAAGTGGCAACGGCAACGGTCGCCGTCGGCGCCGTCTTCAGCATCGCTGCGATCAGGTCCTGCGAAATCGGATCTCTCATAGGTTTCCCCGCGGGCGAGAAGCCCCGCCACCGCGCACGGCACCCGGCCATTTGTGCGCGATGGCGGGCATGGGTCAGGCCTTGACCGCGCCGACGCCGGGCAGCAGCTTGGCCAGCACGGTGGTGGTGCCGCTGCCGGCCGCAGCAATAGCCACCGCACAGTTTTCGAGGTCGCCGGTGGCGCTGGCCGCAACGATGAACTCGCCTGCGGAGGCATCCCAATGCAGCTTGGCGCCGGCGGCAATGACCGCGGTACTCAGCTTCGGGAAGGTGAAGGCGCCTTCGATCTGCGCGGCGACCAGCTCGCCGGATGCGGCGGTGGTGACCGGCACGGCCAACAGGGTGCCGAGGATGAAGGGCACGCCGCTGGTGACAGCGGCCGGCGCGGGGACCTGGATGGTTGCGCCGCTGGAATGAGCGTTGTTCATGGAGTTGACCTCAGGAGAAGGGGAAGTGGTTCCGCACTACGGGGTGCAGGCATGCCTGCACCCCGCGCCGATCACGCCAGGCCGGCGTTCTTGAAGAAGCCGCGGTAGTCGATGGCCTTGGCGCCGAAGACGTGGCGGCACTTGACCTGCATGCCGTCCACCTCGAAGCCCTGCTTCGTCTCGGTGAACACGCCTTCGTGCCCTTCCAGGTAGGCGTGCTCGATGGTGTCGATGACGCCCGGCGATGCCGCACCGAACCAGGCGGTGGCACTGCCGTCTTCCAGACGCGGCTCCACGATGGGGGTGAGCGTCACGCCGGTGACGTTCAAGTCCACGCCCTTGGCCGCAACGATGGCGGCATTGGTGGCCTTGAGAGCCACCTCTTCCAGCGACGGCGGTACGATCAGGAACTGCGGGTTGACCGTGATGTAGCGGCCCTCGACGCCCTTCTGCAGGCGCATCGCCTTGCGCATGGCGGCCAGCGGGTTGTCCTTGCTCGGGTCCAGCGCATCGGCCAGCTTGGCGGCGGTGCCCAGGTTGCCATGGGTGGCGTGGAACAGCGCGACGCCATCGGCCATGGCCGGGTTGTTGGTGAGGATGGCGTAGACCAGATCGGATTCCAGATCCGATGCGCTGGCGCCGAACGCGAACGGGATGCGGCTCAGTGCGTCCAGGTCGTCGTTGACGATGGTTTCCCAGGTCAGCGCGACGATGCGGCCGTACTTGTGCACGCGATACTTCTCGGCACCTTCGCCGATGCTGCCCTGCTCGTACTCGCCGCCTTCCACCACGCGCTTCAGCGAGGGCGCACCGCCCAGCTGCACGCGGCTGATTTCCTTGAAGTCCGGCAGGGTGGCCTGGCGCGAGAACGGCAGGAAGGTACGCGGCGCGGCATCGTAGCCGGCGCGCAGGCTGCGGTTGACGGTGTTGCCGAGGATGGCCGGGAAATCGCTAGTGGACTGCAGCGCCTTGACCGCGATTTCCTGCTTGGACATGCCGCGGGTGCGGTGGCCGGCACGCTCGACGGAGTCGCGCGCCATGTCCATCAGGTCCATGCCCCGGAACTGGGTAGCGGCGCCCTCCAGCTTGTGCGCGGACGGGTTTGCACGGTGCAACAGCGCGTTGAATGCGCCCTCGCGGTAGGTGACGGTTTCGTCCTGCGTGAGCGAGCCGGTGGGCGCCGCGGCAGGTGCACCGGCGGCGCTGGGCGTGGCCGGGGTGGCGCTTCCCAGGAAGGCGAGCAGCCTGGCGCCGGCCTGCTCGGCGGTCATGTCGGTGTCGTCTTCGCACGACTGGCGAAGGGTGGCCAGCGCGGCCTGGTCCAGATCGGCACGCGATTCGAACGTGGCGAACTGCGCACGGATGGCATCGCGGCGGGTGGCCAGTGCCTGCTTCTGGTCGGGGGTGAGCGCGGTGGGCATGGTGATGTCTCCGTTGGGATTACCGGCATCCGCCGGCGGGATGGGCTCGGCCGAGGCGGCCGGCGGATTCGGTGCGAGGGCGGCAGCTGCGGCGGCGGCAATGCCGGCAGCGTCGACGGT